ACCATTTGATATGCTATTTGTTTTTCATTGCCTTTAATTGCACTTGCCCGTTGATTAACATTAATAAAACCTAAATCTAAAAGAGTATTAAAATATTCTGTCTGAATAGGATTAACCACATCCTCATCAAAATCAGGAGAAGATGATATAGTAAAACATATTCTTTCCCCTGGAACTGGATCTCTACGCAATGGTGTATCTAAATTTACAACTGTAGATTCGATAGGAGGCACTATACCCACAGGATAAGTATTTCGATCACCAACATAAAAAACTTCTTCCCATTCAGAAACCCCTGTATGACTACCATCAATCCAATCAGATCTAAATGCAGGAGGATTACAAATTATTTTTGTAGTTGTACTACCTTCACCAACAATGGCCCACTCAGCAACCCATTGAGGATATTTGGAAACTTTTATTACTTCACCAACAGCAGGAAACGCTGCCCATTGACCGCTTATAACTATATACGTGCTTGTTTGTTCAGTAATTTCCCTCCAAATACTATTATCATTTTGTCCTAATGCTGCATAATACCCTTCCCAAAATCCATCTGGATATTGAGAAAAATCAGCATAAACTTTATTATAAAAATTATCTCCAGATCTAACTTCTCTTTGATCAGAAAGAACAATATCAATTTGATTTTTACCACCAAAAACATAAACGTAAGTATCATCCACTTCAATATGTTTAAAATATAAAGTTGGATTAAAATGTCCTTCAGGCATACTATATTGATGTCCATAAAGTACTGAATGAACATATTGTTGCTCATGTGTTCGATCATGATAATAAAGATCAAATTCAACTCCGTACTCTGCATGATGATGTTCGTACTTATCAACACCTAAAGCACCCTGGCTTTGAAAAGGATCTATCCAATTTCTAAAAGCCAAAACATATACTCTATCATCATGAATATCTGTTGCCGATAAAAATCCTTGAGATATACCAGGAAGTGCTTTTAAATGATTTATTATATTATTTCTAAACCAAGTCGGAGCAGTATCACCTGTTACTGTTCCACCATCATTAGCAGGATATCTTAATAAACGTTCATTTCCCTCAAAATAAACAGGTAATCTATAAGTATTATCTGATAATCCAACATAAAATCTATTTCTTCCATCCCGACAACCCCAATAAAGAGATGTACTCAAATTCACACTATATTGATAAGGGGAGACATCCATTGGAAGCATAGTCGATTCAGGAACAAATGATCCACCACGCATTGACTCACCACTTAATTGTACTGATGACCTATTTACTTCACAAGTAAAGGTCGGCATAGCTTTTAAAGCGGCCATTGGAAAATCTTGTGGATTTTCTTCAGCAACATTATCAACATCAACAGTATAAGTAGCACTTTCTGGATCAGTTGATAAAAGTGAAAAATCAGCAATAAATCCTCTAAAATACATTACAAGATTTCTATCCACATTTTGATTAATTTCAGATTCTATATCATAAGAATCAAAACTATGACCATGTGAGGCATCAAATAAAGTTATAGCAGGATAAGGATCTAAAGCATCATAATAATTTTCAAACATATCACTTAATATCATCCAAAACCAAAAAGGTTTTCGATTAAACTTTACTACTGCCATATGATGATCATTGGTAGGTGTATCATGATAATGACCTGCAAAATTAACTGCAAATTCAGCCCAATAAGCCATTTGTTTATCTGCCAATGCATCAATAAAATCCTTCCAAGCAACTTCAGTAGCAGGATCAGCTATTTCAGGTAATCGATGTGCGCCATAAACTCCAAATGTATTTTTATTAAAATAAATAATCCTCCCAGGACAAATATCTGTACCAATCACATCCGGTACAGACTCAATTTTTGATCTATTTAATTTATAATCTGGATTTTTATAATCTTTATTATTTGATGAATCTGGTTTAAATAACCATCCACCAAGAGCCATACCTAATTGCATTCCTGGATAACCACCAAGATAACCACCTATAAGTGCGCCTACTCCAGATGCAACTACATGAGTTTTTTGTTTTGAACTACCTTCACTAAATTGTTTTGCCGTTAATTCAATATCTGTCATGATATAACTACCGTATCTGTCGGAGAAGTAGCAAAATCTGCTCTCAAATTATAAACGGTTACGGACACTAATTTTATTTCCCAACTTTGTCCTACTTCTGAATCTTCAAAGGTAATAAAAGGAGTATTCGTTTCTTTTGACATGCAATATTTATCTATCGTATGGGCAGAAGCATTTGATCCTCTGGTACATCCGGTAAATTCATAATCAGGATCACCGGAAACACCTGTATAAGTAATCAATTCATCTTCAATCCAAAAGGAGCCTGTTGATGGAAACGATGCATACAAAGTAGTATTGTCATATCCAATGGTCGTTTGACTGTCATCTATTCCTGCATCAAGCTTAACTGAAGGAGTCACATATCCAAATGTATCTTTCCAAACCCAATCACCACCACCTACACTTACATGAACATTTGCCCCTACAAAATAAGGATTATTATCTGGTCTTTTAAAAAGAAGATAAATTTTATTTTCTGTAAGATCCTGTACAGCATAAAGACGTTCAACTATATCGGGAGCATTATAAGGACTTGGAGGATTATTATTTAGAGGAGCCATAACTTGAGGAATGGTATCACCATAAACATTAGGATTATATTCAAAACAATCAAATTTAATTTCATCTTGTTCTAATTCTTCCATACCTACTACTCTAAACCATTTTTTATCCCATCCTGTCTGAGCATGACTGACTCCTATAATATCACCAACTGCATGATAATAGCCTTGTATTCCTGTAGAAAAAGTACATTGAGATCCACAATAAAGAGAAACATCAGAAAAAAACTGAACCATTCTCATTGCTTGTGATTTTCTTTTTATTCCTCCTAACCGTATAGTTTTTAATTTAGTTTGATTAGCAATATCTACATGGTACGCCTCACTATCTTTTTCTACAGCATCCCAAATATATAAATTTTCATAATTATCATTTTCATCTTTAACCTTTCTTGTTATATATTCAATTCTAAATTTATTTGGAATATCTGAATCAGCAGTATTCCTAAAATTAAATGATCCTTCTTTAATATTATCTTTTACTATTTCAAAAGGATCACTTGAGTTTGGGGATACTGGAAGATCATCAAATAAATCAATATAGGTTGATGTTTGATCTTCAATTACAAATCGATAAACTGTTCCTGATATAGTTATATCTCCCTCATCTCCGAACCAATACAAATCTGGATAAGCTGAAAAATCAGCATAAAGTCTACTAACGGTACTTGATCCACCAGCAACAAATTGTCCTTCCCTTCTATCAGCAAAATATACTTCAGGAGTTTCATTTGCATTTTCAATAAGAGGTTCAATTTTGCCCTGCTTAATACGAACAATACCTCTGCAAGTGAGCATCATATCAGTGACTATATCAACGGCTTTTGCTCTTGCATCAAATACATGGGAATATCTAAATCGTGGTTCATTTACAACATTATCATCTTCATCAATATATTGAACCGATTCATCACAAAAATCTGATGCTATTTTCCAAGGGCTACCTGCGGTATCTGGATCTCCATTAAAGTCTGCTGTGTCTATTCCTGCCCCCCATCTCGTATTAGTTAAAAAAGTATAAGCACACCTAATTGGATTAGCTTCATCTTCCCCTGCCTCCATATTAAGAGCTTTTATTTCAGCAGCTATAGATGGTAATCTTTGTAAAATCGTACCATCTATATACAATTCAACAACGGTATAAGCTGAATATTTAAAATTTATTGCAGCAAGGGATCTACTTGATTGATAGGAACTTATTGTACTGTCAATTGATTGACTTGCCGACCCAACGTAAGAAGTAAAATTTGCATGATAACCTTCATCTTCCATATCTCCAGCAAGATTATCATTAATATAATATTGCAAAAAAGAATCAATTTCTCCCTCACAATGTACAATAGCAAAATCAGCATCCATTTCAGGAGACCATTCTGGATTTTTTCTTGATCCTTCATTATTCCAATCAGACTCTATATCTCCAATCCAAACAACACCACCATATGCTTTTACTTGACCAAAAGCTAAAGGTACTGGAGATGATCTTACAAATGAATTTTTATCTAAATCACCTAATACAGGAGGGGCAGGAGCATCAGGTGGATCTATCCATAAACCAAGTTGACCACCAACAGCCATACCCATCATGGCTCCAGGGAATCCACCAACAATGCCACCGACTATACCACCAGCAATCATTCCAACAGTTTGTCCGGTTGTTATGCCCATCTAAAACTCCTTATAACGCATTACCCATGCTAATCTTTCAAAATAAGCTGGATACAAAGGATCAAAATCAACTCTTTTATATGTAGATCTCCATCCACATTTAGCATGAATAAAATACTCTTGACTTATCATAATACCACTATGATGAGCAGGATAGTTTTTACCAAACAATTTAAATAAAGGTATATCTGCTTTATCTGGTGATTCATTATCAAATAAAGGTCTAAAACCTGCCCTCAATAATCCATGATACAACCGTTCTTCTGCATTCGTTTGTTTCCACCACGCAACGGTATATTCCTTACCATCTCCTTTGGGTAATTCAATACCTGCTCTATGAAAGCTCATATATAACAATCCGGCACAATCAATGCCTATTGTCGATCTGCCGGAATGTCTAAATGGAGTACCAATAAATTTTCTTGCGTTTTGAACAACTCTTTCTTTTATAGTATTGGTTCCTTTGGAACCCACGGATAACCTCCATAATTAGCATAATTTGAAAAATCATCTTCACAAGTTACATGGTTTTTGGCACACAACTTTACAACATCTATATTAACACCGCTATCAATTGTACTATCAAAGGGTATTCGTACAGTGATTGCTCCTGTGGTATTAGATAAAACGGGCCTAACTGCACCATCTAAAGCTCCGCTTTTTATTTCTACATATCCTGGCACAAAGTAATCAATTGCTTGTCCATGAGAGCATGTCAATGTAACTCCATCTGATTGAGCAGATAAATTTACATTAGTCGTATAGGAAGATAAATTTTTTGTACAAGTAGCAGCATTTCCAAAAGTCCAATTACATCCTGCTTGATAAATTCTTTTTGGATATTGTTTATCGAGATAAGGAAAAGGTTTAACTGTTATTGTTAACCAATGTTCATCTCCTTTAGGTTCATCTGTCCATCCTTGATACAAAAGGATTTCAGCACCAATATCCCATTTACTAATATTCCAAACAGGAAAAACAAGATATACTTTAACTCTCTTATTATTATATTTACCGGACATCACATCATTTTTAAATTGAAGATCAACATGATCCAATCCAATTTCTAATTCATTTAATATCGTTCCTTCTTCAGATCTAATTGGATTACGTTTTATTGCCAATGCTGTATACTCATTGGTCAAAGTTCCAACATTATCAGTATTAGCAATATATAACTGATCATCTGCTGCATCGATGGAAAATTTATATCCAGTTAAAGCAGTGACCCCACTTTGATAGAAATATTTTAAATCAGCAGCATCAATTGATTTTGGCATTACAACCACTCCCTAAAAGTTATAGTAAAATCCCAAATATTTGCCATCCCATCAGGATTGTCATATTCCATTGCTTCATATTGAACTTGATATGACGTTCCATATCCGGTATTCCAAATAGTAGGCAGTACATTCCAAGTAAAATTAGTCAATGGCCCATTATTATCATCCCAATGAGTAACAATTGTATCTTTTTCCGTATTAGTTCTTCCCCGTACTTCAACTGTCCATCTACGAATAGGTGATGTTGATTTTAAACGTGTCTTACGTTTCCATCCTTCCATATCCGTTTGTAAAACATTATATTGTGGAGTATGAGGATTAACTGAATGAATATCAAAATTGAAAGGATCACCTGCTGCCATGATTAAAACTCCTTAATAGGCGTTTTGAATTCCCCTTCTAACGGGTCTATTTTGTTTTAAACCTTTAATCATTTGATTTTGAATAGTATCAGAATGTTTCATTAAAAACTGTGTACCTGATTGAGTATCGATAGCACTTAAATGAATTGGCATATGGTATTCATACTTATTTTGAGGAGCAGTTTTTTGTAATTTTTTCATTGGAGCAATAATTTCATTTTCTCCATATTTAGTATTTTCACCAAAGTTATATACTTCTCCCGATTTTAATCCTTTTCCAACAATCGGTTCATCAATAATACCACCTTCAGCAAAGCCGTAACCACCACCTTGTCCACCACGAATAGTTGTTGTCGATCCACCACCACCATAACCAAACCATCCTGCAACAGTTGATCCCCATCCTTTAAGAGTATCCCACCAACTGCCTCCACCACCACCTCCACCACTGGAAGATGCTGTTGACATTGCAGACATACCATATTGAACTTTTCGCAACCAGCTATCACTTGCTACTTCAGCCTGATCCATATTTTGAGCCACTATTCCAGATGCATGAGACATTTCTTGAGCAGCAGTAACCGCCCCTTCTGCTATTGTTTCCTCTGCCCCTCCAAGAATACCGCCTCCTGGCACATTGGTAACATAAACAGGAAGTGGTTTAGCCATACTGATTGATGCTAAAGAACTTTCTTTTACCGGAGGAATCATTGATTCTCCCATTCCAGGCATTTTAGTTATATATACAGGAATAGGTTTTTTTGTATAAATTTCTGTTGCCTTTGGTTTTTCTTCTTTTCCTTTTCCTTTTGCACCACCAAATAATCCTTTAAAACCAAAAAGCGCTCCTTCTTCTCCTAAAAGATTTTGTAAATTATCTGTGACTGTACGTTTGATAACTATTTTCAAAGCATCTTTTAAGATTTGTTTTTGCAATTGATTCAATGCTTCTGATACTGAATCAACACCATCTACTATTTGTGATAAAGCATCGGTAAACCCATCAGCCCAATTATTAGATGCTTCAACCATATCATTCCAAATAGGATATTGTTTTTTCTTTAATTCTCTTTGGGTTACTCTGGTCAATTCCTCCATCATTTCTTCCATTGCTTTCCCTTGAGCTTTTATGGCATCAGTTGCTTCTTCTGTGTATTCCCCTCCTTTTTTCCACCTCATATTATGTTCACGTAATTTTTCTGACATTTCAGCCATTTCACGATTATAAGTTATTTTAAGAGATTTAATCTCACCTTCTCTTTGTTTAATAGGTGAGTATGCTCCTTTTAAATAATTAGCTCTTGCAGCTTGTACATCCAATTGAGACAAATAAGCTTCATGAATCAGGTTTAATTCTTCTTGTGCTTTACGTTGATCTTTAATTATATCGAGTTGCTTTATAAGTCCTTCTTTTTTAATATCATCTAATTTATTTGATTTTTCTATTTGCCTTATATATCCCGCAAATTCAACATTAATATTATCAAACACATTATTCCAAGCAGTTGCTTTTGAGGCTTTAGCAATAAATTTTTCAACTTCAATATTCATATCTTTTATTGC